GGCTTTTTCTTTTGGTAATACATCTCTTCGTTCTTTTGCCAATTAGATATTTTACCTGCTTTATGTCTTCTAGCAAAAGCAATGCTTGTTAAAGCCTGTTTTGCTATTTCATCTTTTAAGTTTCTTTTTATCATATATTTATATTCCTATATCGCTATATAATGGTTTTGTTTCTTCTTGATGATATATTTTTGTTACTTTTAGTGTTGCAAAGTCTTTCATCATCCAAGCTATTGCACAAGCCATCAATAAATCGAAATGTCTAGTTGTAAGTCTAGGGTCTTTTACTGTTTCAATCAAATCATTTCTTGTATAGCTTTTAAGCTCTCTAATCAAATCTATGTCATTTAGGTCTAATAGCCCATCTTCTATCGCTTTGTTCAATGCTGATAGCATTTTAGGCTTTGAGAGGGCTGTTGTCTTCCATCCGTACTCTGTTGGCTGTGTTTCTGATAGTCTGGTTTCTTTGGGTTGTGTTGTATATAAATTAGCGTTGCTCTGTTTTAAAACTAAGATTGCTTCTGCTCCGTAGTTATTTTCTACTCCTGCGATACTTCCCGGGAATAGTTCTTGTTCTCTTAGTATCTCGTGTCCGAATGCTTCGGGCTTTATTAAATCGCTTCTGAATGTTCCGACTACTCTTGCTGGGACTGTATCAAAGTCTATAAATACTGATGTGGAGCTATCTAGCCCTACGCCTCCTGCAATATCGTGTCCGCTTCCGTATCTGTGGCTAGGGTCAAACTCGTGGAATATCTTAAAGTCTGCTGTTTCTCTTATCGGTTCAAGTTTTATCTGTTTGTTTAATTGCTCTCTATTAAAGTAAACATTCTTTTGTGATGATGGGTTGCACATCCTTTCTCCCTCAAAGTCATCATCATCTTTCTTCATTTGTTCTATGTCTGCCATTGTGTATCGCTCCCAGCTTATTATTCCATCTTTTATAATCGGAACGATTGTTACTATATTTAAACTATCTTCTTTTTCTACTATCTTGTGTACGTTTCCTGCTTCTGATAAATAGTTGCAAGTATAAACACAAGCTCCGTCTTTACTTAGTCCTGTTCTGGCTTCTTCCATATTATCCCAGATTGATATTGTCTGGACTGCACTTCTTAAAGTCTTTCTGTTCTCGAAGTCTTCAAACCATATAAAGTCAGGTCTAGCTTCTTCCTGTAATGCTCCACGCTGTTCAACTCCTACGGTGTCAGCTATTAGTTTAACTCCTGTGCTTGTAGTGAACGAACTCATTGTTTCTTCTCTCTTAGCAGTTGTCTTCTCAAATATTTCAGGGTAAAGATCTGCTATTGTTATCAGCATATTGTAAACGTCTGTAACTATCTGCTTACTGTTTACTCCATCGGTTGCTAATACTTTAAAATACTTTCTTTTATGGTCTAGGTCATTGGCTATACAGAATGCTACGAAAAGCTTTGTCCTTGCTGTTTTGGCACCTCCACGATATGCAATGTCAGCGTAACTGTTTATTTCTCCCCTGTAAGCTTTCAGATTGTTTTCATCTATATCATTATGAAAGGGAGCGTCTTTGCTAGTAAAGTATTTACTTAGGTAGTATCTAGCCCATAGATTGAATTTCAGGATTACTGTTTCGTTGCTTGCATCGCTATCAAAAACAAACAATGCTTTCTTTTCTCCTTTATTCTCCCCCTGTAGTATTTCTTGTATTGTCATTTAGATAATCGTTTAAAATATTCTTAGCTTTATCTTTATCTTCTGTCTTTATAATAATAGTTTCCGTTGGGTTCTTTCCTTTAAGTTTATAGTAACTATCTATAGCTTTCATCTTAGCTGGAACATTAACGTGTTGGTTAAGAATAAAGAGGTGTTGCTTTTCAACATTCTCATCGTTAAATCCTTGCTGTTCTAGCAATTCATTGATTCTATTCGTAACCTCAAGATTACTTAAGATTTGTGAAGAAGTAGAACAAGCTGTTTTATACCAGTTAGGTTTTGATGTATCTGGGTTATAAGCTTCTATATAACTCTGTACTCCGTTGCCGAACATTTCCCTGTCGTTGCTAGTGTAAAGGTTGCAAAATAACTCTCTTCTAGGGCTTAACTTTTCTTCTTTCTTATTTGGCATATAACTTTGTTATTTTCTTTATGTCCTTGATAGTCTTTTTAGGTTTCTTCTTTTTATCTGCTTTTAGTTTCATATAAATACAATTTAGTAAAGTCAAATTATATTAATTTATTAAAATAATTCTTGTTCGAAAGGTTCCGATGGTGTTAGTTCTCTGCACATAAAAGCAGATTCTTCTTCGTTTGTTTTTGGTTCTAAGTCTTTACAATATTTCTTAGAAAACTCTAAGATAATTTTTCTAGAAAACTCTTCTAAATGAAAATCTCTGTAAAATTCATTTTGTATTAAATCTTTAATGCCTTTTCTTTGTTGTGAATCTGTGATTGAGGCATCAATAATTGTTAATACTTTTCCTAAAAAGTTTTTGTTTTGACTACGCTGATTGTCGAGAATGTAATCTCTCAATTTAAACAATGGACTTAACTCTTTTGACATAATTTTGACTAAACTTGACTTTACTAAATTGTATTTAATCTTCGTTATTATAAACTTGAAAACCTATTGCACTCGCTCCGTTTTCTGTCTTATCTTCTTTATCTTCGTGCCAAACATCTGTTTTATCTGCTTTAGGTTCTTTTTTTAAAATAGTATATTTTCATATAACAAAAAAGACAACAGCAAAAATTAGCCTGTTATCTCTTTAAGATTTAAGTCTATTGTATTCATAGTTCAAAGGTTACGTAAGCCTTTCAACAGTATTCAGTTGTTCTCTTTGAATGAGCTATTGTTTGCTAAGCCCTCGCCAATAGCTTTTTCTGGTCATACATAGCTATTAATCCCACCCATTGGATACAATATTCATTATACCCAAGCCAGGGGGAGACGAAGACTTAATAAACAATATTTAGTTGTGTGATTAAAGAACATTGTTTGCTAAGAAGAAAGATGCTTAAAGTTTTGGAATAGTCTGCTTAGCTCGCATCTTTTATTTATATGTTTAGAGCTTCTAGTATGATTATCTAAAGTGCGTTACCTTAAATATTCCTAAAAACTTCTTCTTAATAAACAATTATTCTATTGTATTCCTTTAATGAGCTTTAATTCACAAACAACTACCACCGATAAGTACCTAGTAATCCCAATCAAGTTATCAACTCTTTCACTATTACATATAGTCTAAATCAGAAGTATGTGTTTGTATTAAAGTTCTCTTGTAATTACAAGGGACTTTTAATCCCTTTCACTTAAAGATATTATTTATTTAATATCTTAAGGTGCTATCTATATTATAGCACGACTGTATCTTATGTCAATACCAAAGTATGAAACCAATGAAGCAACCGAACATATATAAGGCTATTGCTGTTAGTAGTAATATTAGTTTATTCATAACGCTTTATATTAATAATTAATCTTTTTTATCCAACTTTTCTCTATATTCTTTGATTTTTTCTGCTCTTTCCTCTTTGCTTAAAAAGTCTTTTTCTTCACCACAATAAGAACATCTTTTTTTGCCATCATATACTTCTTTAGGATAACCACATATTTCTTTCCAGTCGTGTTCTTCGCCATTTAAGCAAGGTGTTTTATGCCCTTCATGATAAAAAGACATAGATGTGCTAACCATAAAATATTTATCACAATGTTCGCATTGCATTTCTTCAAGATTATCTTCTGTATAAAAAGCACCATCATCGTGATTTATTTCACATTCTTCATCGCAATTTGGGCAAGTTACTTTATCCATATAATTTTATATTAATTATTAATCTTTAAAAATAGAGAGCAAGTTTTTTATTACTCTCTGTGTGTTAAACATACTTTACCAGCATGTTGTTTCCCATTGGTTCAGCGAATTGTACATATTGGCATTTATCAAATAGCCAAGTATTACTGGTGTTGATTCTGGCTCTTACCCACCCACCGAACTTAGGTGTCCATTCAATAGTATAACTGTAATGCTTTTTTGGTGTTATACCCCACCACTCTTTGTCAGGAAGCCTTACTACTTTAGATGCCTTATCCATTT